GTTATCTGATTCATCAACCAATAATATACTTGAAATTAATAAAAATGTGGTGAAAAAATTGAATGTTTCGGGAGATATTTTAAAAAACCCACAGGGATTTATTTATGATAAAATAAAAAAAATATTTTATATTTGCGATACAAATAATCATCGTATATGTTCATTAAATCAAGTCGATGGGAAAGTAACTACTATTGTTGGGGGTTCCAGTCGTAAATCAGGATATAAAGATGGAAAAGGGAAAGATGTATTATTTAATAAACCTTCAGGGATATGTTTTGGAAAAACAAATAATTTCCTATATATTACTGATACAGGAAATCATGTAATCAGAGTTGTTAATATTAGTCAATCATATGAAACAAAAACATTAGGTAAGCATCAAACAAGAAATCCTCAAGTAAGTGATGGATTATCAATATACTCAATGTTTCGTGAACCATATGATATAATTAATCATAATAAACAATCAGTGATTATTTGTGAAAAATATGGAAATCTAAGAGAACTAAATTTAGATACACAGATTGTTCGAACAATCCACTTATCTCACAAATTAAAATATTCAGGAACAAGAATATTTCCATTACAAGAGAAACAATCTGTTAATTTATTACTATTAAATAATGGGGAATGGTATCATATAAAGGGAGAAAATAAAACGGGTAAGGTATGTCCTCAAACAGAGAAACAGATCCATCACCATGGTATTTATTTTGATAAATATAATAATAATCGTATTATCAGACAACCCTATTCATTTTCATATTATTCTCCGAGAGATCCATTAAAACTTCAAACATTTTCGAATACTTGGTGGGAAGACAAAGCACTTTTATCTCAATATGATTATCACCAGGCTATTCAAGGGAACCATATCCCTTATTTATCTGATTCTCAAATTCAAGGGAACATGACAGATGTATTTTTACATCCTCATATCAAAACACCCAAAATGTTATATTTAGAAATGAAATTTTTAAGGAAACCAGATAGTGATAGTGGATATTCTTATTTAATTCAAACGAATTTTGGATATGAAGGGAGAATAAAAATTAAACATAATGGGTTTCTCTATCCAAAAACACATATTATCCGTTTAAAAAAAGTAAAAGGAAATTGGACTGTATATATTTATCCAAAATTAGATGATCCTCAAAAATTAGAACTATTGGGAGGACCCAGTGGAATGTTTGAATCAAATAATGTTTTTCACAATAAAGTTGGTCAATGGGAAGATAACTCCACATTAATTGGGAATATTCATCAATGGTCTGTAACACAAAATGAAAATTTCACAAGAAATAAACCACTCACAAATCTATATGAATTAACTTGTAATAAAAATAATCAATGTAGTTATTCACATTTACAAGGTGCCCCCGAATGTTGTGTTAAAGGGAAACAAGGTGATGCCTGTCGTCAAGTATCGAAACAAACCCCTAAATTTCAAGAAAAGGGGGTATGTAAATGTCCGAATGGAACAATTACATCCTGTCCTATAATGGATGGTCAATCCAAATCAATACAATGGAATACGTGTGAAAAATGTAATCCTGGATATGAAAAACGTAAAAGTGGAATATGTACAAAAAAATGCTCTTGTAAAAATGGAATACCTGCTAAAAATGAAATGTGTTATTTCCCTGGTAGAGAAATATGTTCAGAATGTCATCCCGGATTTCGAATGCAATCAGATAATACATGTTTACAAATAAAAAATTATACAGGAAATTTAAAGAAATTATCTGATAAACCTTATCAAATTAAACAAAGAGATTGGGGAAAAAATTACTTTCAATGGAATATTCTTCAAAAAACCTATATAGGAAAAGGATGGGAAGAAACTTCCCTTAAACCAAACGAGTGTTTTAAAAAATCGGGTCGTGTAGATATGAGAAAATCAATACAAAATAAAAGACAACCATTATTTACAAAAGAATGTTGGAATATTGATTCAAAAGACCCTTGTTATCAAAGTATTGTCAGTAAAGTTAAAAAAACTGATCCTTTATCTTCCGAATTTCAAAAAGAACAATGTAATCAGTCTATTAATCCTACGTCTCCCTGTTATCAAAAAACACCTTGTCAAACACATTTAATGAAACAACAAACTGGTTGTTTATCTCCCCAGAATAAAATGAGTATTTTAAAACCTCTTCATAAAACTCATCAATATACAGATTTTGATTTATTAGGAAAAACACAATGGGTCGTCGAAGAAGGTAAACAAAAGAAACAAGGTTATGAAATAGAATTATTTATAAAAGATTATCATCCAGGAACAGAAATCAAACAAGCGAATAATTTGTGTAATCAAACATTTTACCCATTAACAGTTAATCAATTAAATGTATCTGGTTTAGATAAACCAAAATGTTCACAAGATGAAATACTTGGAAATGGAAATTATAAACGGAAAAGTGAAACAAATAATCAAGTTTTATTTACGAATAAATGGGGTTATGAAATAAGTCTCTCTAAGTCAGATCCTTGTTTGTCATCAAAATTCGGAACAAAATGTCTGAAAAATCAGATTACCTATCAAGGGAAGTCTATTGCGAAATGTAGTCAACCAACGATTGTTTCATATTCAATTAATAAACAAGATTGTCAAAGTTGTAGTCATTGGTCCTATATTAATGAAACAAATAAACACACACAATCAGACATAGATCAAGCTGTTTATAATTATTCAACAAGTTCTATTATTCATGCGATTCATATACGTCTTATTAATTCAAAGACAATCCCCAAAAATAATTGTCAAAATAATTCTCTTATTAAGCAAATCATTGAAGGTGACTTTATTAAAAAGAGTTTATTTGAAACAACTCAAAATATAACTCATGCGAAAGGATTATTTCCTTTGGGTCCCAAACATGGAACATATAATCGTTCTCATGAACGAGGAATTCAAATGATCTTATCTGAAGGACCCGACTATTTCTTTGAAAAAAAACTTATATTTAGAAAAGATATTCTGTGTAATAAAATTACTATACCCAAAAATACAGTTATAATTATCCGTATTTATTATTGTAGTAATAATCATTGGGAAATAAAATCATTTAGTAAACAAAATATAATTATTACAGGTGATATATGGGATCCCAATGAAACAAGATTTCCACCCACTACCTGTAAAATAAAAGATAGACAAAGAAATCCCAAACAAATGAGAAGTATTACAAACCCCATGAAAAAAAGTCATATAATAAATCTTAAAGTCAAACAGGGGAACAATCAATTCATAAATATTCAGAGTGATGCCATACAAACCGCGGACCTATCAGCTGAAATAGAAATTTGTGAACCAGAACTTATTTTTGTAATGCCCAAAATAAATAGAACAAACAAACAAGTCACTGATGAACTTATCAAATTCAAAGTATATGATAAATTGGGGTTTTACAGTAAACGTAATAATAATTATTATTTACTTAATCCATATAGTGTGAATGATGGGACGTTACTACAAAATCAGAGTAATTTTCATACAATATATTTATATCGTCCAAGCCAATGTAATTTGATTACATCTCAAATATATCAATCAGACTTGGATGATGAATGTAAACAACTTGAATTATCGGATATTAATCAGATCCGACAAACAAATGAAACAAATTGTTTACAAAGATGGGGTTCTGCTGTGAAAGTTCAAAATAATTTATTATTTCAAAAGGGGAAATGGACACCATTTTCAAAACCTTATCAACCAAATGTATCTGACGGAGAAACTTGTTGTACACCACAATCTCAAAAGAATGAATTATTATGTATAGAAAAATCTAACAAACATAAATATGTTACTTGTAAACCTGGATTTCATCCTGTAGATGTTAATGAATATAAAACTAAAAAAGATAAATCAACGGATCATAGTAATGATAATCATTGTCAGTTCCATAAATGTATATGTATTCCTAATATTTGTACATGTTCACAGAAGAAACCACCGAAAAAGGGTATGAATTGTGTCATCCATGGTTCAGAATCATGCGATGATGGTTGTTCAAAATATCAACGTTTACATAATCAATCATGTGTTCCAAATATTTGTCAATGTAATGTATCTTTGGAAACAAATGAAACAATCCCTGGATGGAAACGAACAGGAAAATTACTTAGAAAAAGTTTCCCAAAACTGGCAACGAAACAATGTTTGGTCCATAATTCAGAAAGTTGTGAGAAATGTCCACCAGGGTTTTATAATAAACAAAATAAATGTTATCCATACAAAGGTAATTGTAAACATGGGACTTTGATTTCTCAATTAAAGCGTGTCAAAGATAATCAATGCGAGAAATGTAATACAGGATATGAATTAATCAAACAACTCAAAGGTGGAACAAAAGTCTCCGGTAATCCAATTAATTGTTCGAACTTAACTAAGACAGATAACCCTTGTTCCTGTTTAACAAAACCCTGTCGTAATATACGACCACCCCCGAATGGGAAAATGGGAGATTGTTTATCAACCCTTCAATCAGGTAAAGATTGTAAATTTAAATGTGATTCAGGATATTCATTATCGGGTGTCTCTATTTGTAATAAAGGTATATTTAAACCATCTTCATGTATGATTAACAACTGTATTTGTCAATCAGGTATAGGAATGAAAGGTCCTGGGTGTTTAAAAGACAAAGAAAATATATGTCGTTCTTGTAATCCTGGTTATAAATTAACTAATAAGAAAACATGTATGCCCTATATGGGAACATGTAAAAATGGTCAATTAATTGAACAAAGCAAACGGACTAAAGATAATCATTGTTCAAAATGTAATGAAGGATATTATCTATCGAAAAATGTTTGTAATAAGTTTCAGGTATGTCCTTCTGGAAATGAATTACTTGGTTGGTCAGAAGGAACTCCTCAGAAAGATGGTTTACCCGGAAAATGTTCTCCTTGTAAAACTGGGACCTTCAAAACAATTGAAGGGACTTTCCGAACAAAATGTCAAAAACAACCACCGAAGTGTTCATCCGGACAATATGAAAAAATTAAAGGGAATACAAAAACAAAACGTATTTGTGAAACTAGAAGAAGTTGTGTCTATCCACAAAAAACTGATGGATATATTATTGATAAAAATTCATCAAATATAATCATTTCTAAAGAAAATCCTTTTCGTGTTTCCGTTTCTTGCGATACAAATAAGAATTATAAACCAGACAAAGATATGGGTGCTCTTCCTTGTTCAAATAATAAAAGTGTTATAAGTCTTTATGGTTGTAAACGATGGTGCCCAATAACTCAGAGCCAATATGCGAATACAGGGACTTGTAAAGATTCGTTAAAAAGTGGAACTTCCTGTGAGTTTGTATGTCAAAAAGGGACGTGTCCCGTTAATTTAAAATCGTCTCATAGATGTGAAGATGGACGATTAAAAGCCGGAAAATGTTCTAAAAATGCATGTAAAAAATTAATGGATTTAAAACAAAAATTAATTGAACAGGAAAAAGAAGAACAAGAAGAAATTATCAATAAAATCAAAGAAGAAAAAAATTTCCGGACACAGAATAGAATTGCTCCACCACCTCCGAGTGGAGCATCTTCTACACCCAAAGAAGTTATTGTCAAGCGATAATAGATATATTTTTATATTGTATAAACATATAATATGTCTTGTAATAAAAATCAATTGCAAGTTTATGTAAGTAATCAAGAAAGACTAAATAAAGAAACTGAACAATTATTTAAGATTCTAAAGGGAAAGAAAGAAGACTATGAAAGAAATAGTTCTCCCGAAGACTTGACAGATTTAATTAATTATTCCAAAGATTTAGATAATTTACAAGAAGATATTGTAAGGAATATCACAGAAATAACTAAATGTGAAAAAGATATGGATATTAATATATCCCCGATAAAGGGGGATTGGTCTCGGTGGCAGCGTAAAAGTCCATCTTTTGATATTCAAAAATATTGTTCACAAAATGGGGGTGGATGTGGAACCGAACTATGTAATGATTATATATATTCAGCATGTCCCAAATCTACAATCAAGGATATTCATCAATATATAATAAAAAATCCAACACAGATAATATTAATTATTATTGGTATTGTTTTAGGGATCATTATTTATTTAAAATAGTGCGTGGTTCGAACCTCCAAATGAATTCAGCGGAGGTGTCATTCCCGTAATTTCTTTATTAACGGGTGGTTGATAGTGAGCATGAACTTGTTGTTTCATTTGTTCTTGTTGCATATGTTGTTCTTGCATACGTTTATTATGTAGTTGCTGCTGTTGTAAATGTTGTTTATGAACTTCATCTTGTTGTTTAATTAATTCAGGTAAACTTGATTCTTTTTTTTGAGGGGGAGGTGGTAATTCTTTCTTTTTCCGAGGTAGTTTTTGTTGAATAGAAAATATATGTAAGAAAATAAATAAGTTCTTTAACAGTAAATATAAGATTGGAAGTGTTAATGAAATCCAAGCTAAGTTTTCTTTTTTATATTGACATAATCCATACAAAACAACTCCCATCACAATTATATATTTTAATTCATGCCAAGTATATAAATGATATAAATTATCTATCCTTTCATCTCCCCATACTTTCAGACTACTACGGGTCATATACATAGTTATCCCTGATACAACTACAAATACGGCGAATGCCATCATTGGCGAACATTCTTTAAATGACATTAAACTCATTTCAATTTGATTATCCATTTATACCATAGAGTATATTTTTTTTATTATTTAAATGATATTTTGAATAATATATATTATGGGTGTCCCTTTGTATTTTAAAAATATCATTGATACATTTCCTCATGTCCTTCAACCTATACAATCAAATATAGATTATCTTCATTTTGATTTAAATTGCGCGATCCATCCTTGTTGTCGTAATCTAACGAATGAAAACGATATGTTTCATTCTATCTTTCAAAAAATAAAAGATTGTATTCAATTAACAAATATTCAAAAAGGTGTTTTCATCGCCATCGATGGTCCGGCTCCAAGAACAAAAATGGAACAACAAAGACAAAGAAGACTAAAGTCCTCTCAAGAAAATAAAGAATGGGATACAAATGCGATTACTCCAGGAACACTTTTTATGGAGAACTTAAATAAATTTTTATCCAAAAAAATAAAAGAATTACAAATACCCTGTATTCTATCTGATTCAAATGATCCAGGTGAAGGAGAACATAAACTTATGAACTATATTGATACAACATCTCTTCAATCAACTCATTATGTGTATGGATTAGACGCAGATTTAATAATGTTATCTATGATCCGTAAACATAACATATTCTTACTCCGAGAAAGAACAGAATATAATTTTGAACAAACCGATGATGAATATATTTCTTTATCTATTCAATTACTCAAAAAATATATGATTGAAACAATTCAAATACCAGATATCCAAATCTCAAATAATCATCTTATCAATGATTATTTATTTTTATGTTTTTTAGTAGGAAATGACTTCATTCACAATTTACCTTCTA